CCTGCAGCACTGGCTCGGCGAGTACCGCCTCTATCGCCGCGACGAGAAGGGCCGCGTCCACAAGGAGAACGATCACCTGATGGACGCCACCCGTTATCTCGTCATGAAGCTCTACCTGGCCACCACCCGGCCGGTCAGCCAGACCCTACAGACCACCGCCCCCGGCGATGCCACCGCAGGATACTGACATGCAGAATGACGCGACCGTCGAGATGACGGACGAGGACCAGCGCAGCCCCGACGAGATCGAGGCCGAGCGTCAGTACATGGAGGTAACGCTCAACGGCCTGGGGCAGAAGCTGCACACCCTAGCCCACGAGCAGGTGGCCGCCCGCCAGCAGATCGAGAACCGCTGGCTCAAGGATCTGCGCCAGTATCACGGCGAGTACACCGCCGACGAGATCGCGCGTATGGACGCATCGGACTCGAGCCAGGTGTACGTCAACATCACGCGCAACAAGACCCGCGCGGCGATTGCCCGCCTGGGCGACATGCTGTTGCCCAACGATGATAGGAATTTCGGACTCAAGCCGACCCCGGTACCCGCGACCAGCAAGGCCAGCGAGGCATTGCAGGGCCAGGGCATGGGTGCCCAGCAGGCCAGCCAGGCGGCGATGATGGGCGGGGCAGGGCAGATCCCCGGCCAGCCCGACCAGGACAGCGAGCAGGAGCAGCTGGACGAAGCCGCGCGCGCGATGCAACAGCAGATCGAGGACGACTTCACCGAGGCGCGCTACAACGCCCATACCCGCGACGTGATCGATGATGCGTGCAAGCTGGGCACCGGCATCCTCAAGGGGCCGACCGTCGTGAACCGGGGTCGCCGCGCCTGGATCACCGACCCGAAAACCGGGCAGAGCGTCATGGAGATCCAGGAGGAGCTACGGCCCAGTTTGGAGCGCGTCGATCCCTGGGACTTCTTTCCCGATATGTCGGCCTGCGACATGCTCGAGGCCGAATTCGTGTTCGAGCGCAAGCTGGTCAACCGCAAACAGCTGCGCGAGCTGGCCGAGCTGCCGGGGGTGATCGCGACCCAGCTGCGCCGTGCCCTCGAGGACGAGGACGGCCAGCACATCGCCCAGGACCGCCGCGACGAGCTGCGCGCCATCACCGGCGTCGATACCGTGGTGTCTGACTCACGCTGGGAGCTGTGGGAATATTCGGGGCCGCTGGACAAAGAGGAGCTGCGCAGCGCCGGCGTGGACGTCGAGGACGACCCGCTCATCGAGTACACCGGCACGGTGCTGATGGTGGGGCCGCACGTCATAAAAGCGGCGATCAACCCGCTCGACACCGACGACCTGCCGTATTCCGTCTTCAACTGGGAAACCGATCGCTCGAGCATCTTCGGCTTCGGCGTGCCCTACCTCATGCGTCACCCGCAGCGCGTGGTCAATGCCGCCTGGCGGATGATGATGGACAACGCCGGGCTGTCGGCAGGCCCCCAGGTGGTGGTCAACAAGCGCGCGGTGACCCCGGCTGACGGCAACTGGACGGTGCGCCCGCGCAAGGTCTGGCACGCCACCGGCGATGCCCCGGTCGATAGCGCCTTCCAGATATTCAATATCCCCAGCAACCAGGGCGACCTGTTCAGCATCTTCCAGGCCGCCCAGCAGCTTGCCGACACCGAGACGAACCTGCCGATCCTGCTGCAGGGCGAGGGCGTCAGCGGTGGACCGGGGGCGAAGACCGCCACCGGCATGCAGATGCTGATGAACAACAGCAACATCGTGCTGCGCAGCGCCGTGAAGAACTTCGATGACGGCATCACCGAGCCCACGGTGAGCCGTTTTTACGACTACCACATGCTTTACACCGACCGCGCTGAGATCAAGGGCGATTTCGACATTCAGGCGCGCGGCTCGAGCGTGCTGGTGGCCCGCGAGGAGCAGCAGGAGAAGCTGATCATGCTGACCCAGGTGGCCGGCGGCAACCCGCTGTTCGCCCAGATGACCAACTGGCACGGCCTCTACAAGGAGATCCTGCGCTCCATGCAGATCCCGGTGGACGCGGTGGTCAAGAGCGAGGAGGAGATCGCCCAGGCCGAGCAGCAGGCGCAGCAGCAGGGCGATCCCGAGGCCCAGCTCAAGCAGGCCGAGATCCAGCTCAAGCAACAGGAGCTGCAGCAGCGCGCGCAGAAGGACCAGGCCGAGCTGCAACTCAAGCAGCAGGAGCAGCAGTGGCAGCAGCAGTACAAAGCCGCCGAGCTGCAGACCCAGCAGGAGGCCAAGATGGCCGATATCGCCCTCAAGGAGGGCATCACCATGGCCCAGCTGGAAACCAAGCTGCAACTGGAGTCCTCGAAGCTCGAGGCCGACATGCAAAAGACCGCCGCCCAGCTGCAGACCACCCGAGACGCCAAGGCCGCCGAGCTGACCGAGCAACAGAACGACCGCCAGGCGCGCGAACAGAACATGGCCAATGGATGGGATAGCTATGGCTAAGCGCATCGACAAGCACAGCGAGACGTGGCAGGCCATCGAGGCCTGGGCCATTGAGCGCCGGGCGCTGGCCACCGCCGACCTTATCCAAGGGGGCAGCACCCCGGGCCATGACGACAAGCGCCGCGGCGAGATCCGCGCCCTGGGCGACCTGCTGGCCCTGACCGGCGGCGACGAGCCACCACCCCACACCCCCGTTTCCTACTAGCCCGCCATCGAGCGGGCTTTTTATTGCCCGGTCATCGGGCACGACCACGCCGTGAGGCGTCACAGCCGTTCGGGAGAACCGCTACATGAATACCCAGGACCAGCCGCTGGACGATCAGCCGCAGGACGACGATTTCGACAACGCTTTCGATGATTACGCCGGCGGCGAGCGGGACGAATCCCGCGACACCGACCGCGACTTTGCCGGTGGCGAGCAGGACGAGGCGAACCAGGACGACGACGGCCAGGGTGACCAGACCGCCGACGACATGACGCCGCGCGAGCGCGAGCTGCAAAGCCAGCTGGAGCGCATCCGGCACAGCGAGGCCAGCCAGCGCGGACGTCTCGGTGCCTATCAACGACAGATCAACGAGCTGCAACGCCAGGTGCAAACGCGCCAGGCGTCGCAGCCGCCCCAACGTGACGGGCAGGCCGCCGAGGGCGACGACCAGCAGCAGCGCCAGGAGGCCGCAGAGGCCATGGGCGCCGATGACTGGGAGACGTTCAAGGAGGACTTCCCCGACATGGCCCGCGCCTTCGAGGCCCGTCTGTCCGCAGACCGGCAGAAGCAGGCGCATCTCGAGCAGGAGGTCGCCGAGCTGCGATCTTCCGTGCAACCCATCCAGCAACAGGCCCAGGAACAACACCTCAAGGATCAGGAAGACGCGCTCGCAGCCCGTCACCCAGATTGGCGAGAGGTGGTCGCTGCGCCCGAGTTTGCTGAATGGCTCAACCAGCAGCCCGATTCCCTGCAAGCCCTCACTAGTTCCGACGACGCCGCCGAAGCGGCCGCGCTGTTGGATATGTACCGGGCACAGCATGGGAGCCCCGAGCCCGCTGGTAGCCGTACAGGCACTCCCGACAAACGGCAGCAACGTCTGGCCGCCGCCCAGTCCGTGGGGCGCCGAGGCGCACCCCGCCAGGGCGCGGTCGATGACGACTTCGACGCTGCCTTCGACCACTACGCCGCCAAGCGCGGCACCCGCTAATACCGTGAGGTAATCAGCAATGGCACAAACCACCTATGGGGACATCTCCCAGCGTACCGCCGCCTGGGCGGCCACCGAGATGCTGTCCCACGCCGAGCCGATCCTGGTCCTGTCCAAGTTCGGCCAGTCCAAGCCCCTGCCGCGCAACAAGGCCGACACGGTGAAGTTCCGCCGGCCGGTGCCGTTCCCCGTCGTCAGCACCCCGCTTCAGGAGGGCGTGACCCCCACTGCACGTCAGATGTCCTACGAGGATGTCACCGTGCAGATCAAGCAATGGGGTGATGTGGTCGAGATCACCGACTACGTGAACGACCTCGCCGAGGATCCGGTGCTGTCCGACGCCTCGATGCTGTGCGGCGAGCAGGCGGCCGAAACCATCGAGCTGCAGGCCTGGGGCGCGCTCCGCGCGGGCACCAACGTCTTCTACGCCAACGGATCGGCCCGTACCGACGTGAACACCATCATCTCGCTGGGCAAGCAGCGCGCCATCACCCGCAGCCTCAAGGCGGCCCGCGCCAAGAAGGTCACGCAGATGGTGTCGGCGAGCCCGAACTACAGCACCGAGCCGGTGGACGCGGCGTTCATCGCCTTCGCGCACACCGACCTCGAGGCCGACATTCGGGACATGACCGGCTTCACGCCGACCGAGAAGTACGGCTCGATGAAGGCGCTGCCCTACGAGATCGGCAAGGTCGAGGACGTGCGCTACATCCTCAGCCCGGTGCTGACCAAGTGGGAGGATGCCGGCGGCCTCGAGAACGGCATGGTGTCCACCACCGGCACCAGCGCCGATGTCTACCCCGTGGTGTACATCGCCAAGGAGTTCTACGGCCTGATCCCGCTCAAGGGCAAGAACTCGGTCAAGCCCTCGGTGCTCAACCCCGACACCAAGACCAAGGACGACCCCCTGGGTCAGCGCGGCTACGTGGGTTGGAAGACGTATTTCGTCGCCAAGATCCTCAACGAGGCCTGGGGCGCCCGCCTCGAGGTGGCCGCCTCCAACCTGTCCTGATCCCGGGCAGAGCCTGACGCTGGCGTGAGCCAGTGACCGAGCCCCGGCCATCGCGCGCCGGGGCTTCCTCTATCCGACATACCGTGAGGTATCGAGTCATGAGCGACTTCAACGTAGACACCGCCGACCGCGCCGAGCTGGAGGCCGCGGCCACCGACCTGGGCGTGAAGTATCGCGCCGACGTGAAGGACGACACCCTGCGCGCCAAGATCAAGGAGCAGCTGGGCGAGGCCGCCCCGGCGCCCGACAACGCCAAGACCCCCGACCAGGCCGCCCCGGGCGAGTCGGCCAAGGCCAAGCGCTTCAAGATCATCGTCGCCACCCACGACCAGGACAAGCAGCCGGTCCAGGTGGGCGTGAACGGGCGCAACTACGTCATCGAGCGCGGCAAGGAAGTCACCGTGCCCGAATCCGTGGTCGAGGTGCTGCGCAACGCCATCCAGCATCAGTACGACCCCAAGACCATGCAGGAAACCAAGGTCACGGCCTACCCCTTCCAGGTCATGGGCGAGGCCTAAGCCATGGATTACCTGACGCTCTGCCAGACCGCCCGGCAGCGGGCCGGCATGTCCGGCGCCGGTCCCGCCCAGGTCACCGGCAATTCCGGCGAGATGGCGCGCCTGGTGGACTGGGTGCGTCAGGCC